TTCAATGGTGTGTAGTAATTTGGTCTTGGACGGCTGCCCATTTCGGGTTGGCTATGCGGTGCTTAGTTCTAGCGGCTGCATTTAACTGTGTCTCACGCCACAGTTTGTTTTTAGTAATCTAAGTACGATCAAACTCCTCAAGCTTCTTGAACTCGCGCAATTCAAAACGGCGCAAAAGGGGTTGCAACTCTCGATCATCACTCCACAAATCTTCTGGTTTGTAGTTTGAGTTCACAATAATCAACTTGGGGCGAATGCGCTGAAACGCACGCCCTTTAATCTCTGCTTGAAAAGGATACACATCGGCCCAAACCTTCAAAAGGTCCGCGCCAATCTCCTTTACGTGACTCAACCCCCAATCCTCAATCAAAACAACTTCTTGGTTTGCATAACCATCCCACCACTTACCAGACCCTTTCAGGAAGAACTTTCCTTCTTGCTCTGGGTCATAAGTGTCTCGGACCCACTTTGACTTTCCTGTTCCTGTTTCACCCCAGCACCAGAGGTGCTTGGTAAGCACTGGTTCGAATCGCTGAGACTGCAGGGCTGCAGCTCGGTGGTAGTCGATGTTTTGGTAGTGCAGGAACTGGATTCTTGGATGGATGAGATCACGTTCTCCTCGTCGGGCATATTCAAGGGTTTCAGCCCAAAGCTGCTGCTGGGACTCTCCTTTGGTTCGGGGGTCCATAGGAGCTGTTCCCCAAACTTCGGGCGAAGAGTCTTGCTTCGAACAATACTCGATGGCTTGCTTGAAAGTAGAGTGAGGCGACTTCGCTTCGACGTGGATGCCTGGGAGTCGCTTGCGCAGAGCTGACTCGGAGCACTTCTGGTTGAGGTATCCGAATCCTTGGAGGTGAGCCGATCCTGTAGTAGGACAAATTTCCTTTCCGAGAATGTAGTAGGTCCAAGCTTGCGCTTTAAACACGTCAACTCTTTCTGGATGCTCTTCAGGTGCGTGGATGGTGACGCAGAAGCCGCGTCCCCTTTCATCTTGATGCTTTTCTTTTCCGGAACGGCGTCGCGGACCCTTTTCATCTGGTAATTTGGAATGTTTGAAGTTATCAACACCACATTCCAAACTATCGTCCATGTCCGTCACCTCGCGAGCCAAACGACGTTTCTGCTCGACGTCCAGGATGCCGTCAAACAAACGTCCACCATGTGCCAACATTCTCTCGCGCTTTATCATCTCCAACTGACGCAAACACTGCTCCTCCAAGCCTTGTAGTTCACGTTTGCGGACCAACTCTTTCTCGAGGTCCTCGAAATCCAGCGCACCAGCAATCTCATCTTGTTCGTGATCTTGAAATTCCACACGAGCTTCTTGTTCTTCCTCGATCGCGTCGCGTTCAAACTTGTCGCGCATGTAAGCCCAATGCTGCTGTGACATCTGCTGTGTATTCAACTCGCCCATCTCGTCAGAGTTGTCACGCAAGCTTTCGTCGCACATGTTCTTCACTTTATCGGTGATTGGAGTTGTGTTTAAATTTTCACGTTCAAATTTTCCGGGTCACGAAAACTAAATACCCCCGCAAAATTTCTGATTGGTCCACATCGACAAGCAAAATTTTTGATTGGGCTAAAAATTTAGTATCTAATATTTCTCTGACATCACTTCAAACTTCAACTAGTGACTAAAAATTAGTCACTAGTTCGATTTAGTCACTAGATTTAGACACTAAATCAATTTAGTCACTAGATCATTTTCGCAACTAGTGACTAAAACTAGTGCATGACATGCACATCATCAAACACCATAAACACCAGCAGGCACCTGTACGTTTCCTGCTGCGTCAAGCCATACGTACTGGTCACTTGTCTTGCTCTGGGAAAATGAATCGTTCCGCTCCACAACAGAAATGAAACCCTGTCCCCAGATTTCTCCTACACCAACTGGTGACTCACTAATGTGTTGCAAACCAATACTGATGGCATTGTCAAGACCTCCTGTAGAACTCTTCACTTCTGCATGAAGCTCAATCATACAATTCGCAGGAACAGGATACCCACCTGCACCAATGTCAAGGTACTGCTCCCCAGTACTGTACCTGACAGGATATAAATCGCGCTTCAAAACCACATTCCCATCGGTCGTAATGGTTTCCAAATTTGCATAGTACTCCGAAGTCGAAATAAACATCAACTTCACATCGTAATTTCCAGTTACGCCAGCAGGAAACGTAATCGTAACGGTAGACGTATCATCACCAGCATCCCATTCGGCGTCAACCTTGCAACCAATGCTGTTTTGTTGAGCTCTCAATGTTTGCGCAGCAAAAAACATATTCTCCCTCGTGCTCCCATTTGCAGTTAGGAAGAAATCTTGGTTGATCGAATTTCCACGACCTGAACCTAGCTTCGGTACGTGAAGATGAACTTTGTAATGCACCCACAACTCACCAAGCTGCTGGTTAAAATAACTCTCTGGAATGTTGTTGATCCCGATCTGAAACAACCCCAAATCAAAATTCTTCGCATCTTGTCCAACAATTACAGGTTGGGTTCTCGTGTAGCGTCGGCCCTGTGAGCTCTTCTTTGGGTCACACTCGACGCCATGAATCGATTCCGCAGTAACCCTATCACTTTGTCCTCCATGGTACTGCATCATTGCTTCTTTGTCCGAAAAAGGATCCTGCGACGGGTTGTAATTTGTCACCAAAATAATCGTTCCACTCTGACCCGACGTAGCGGTGCTCGTCTCACTGATAGTTGGATGATATTCAAACACCAACTGCTCAAACTCATACTCGTCGTAATTGGCCGCAATTTGCGACAACCACGGAAACACTTGCGTCAAACCGGGGTTGATCGGATACGACGTATTCACAAACGACTGACTGTCAGGACCATACAAATCACCAATGTACTCCTTGTTCGTGACACAAACGCTCGAAGTTTCGTCTCCTTTCGAGCGCATCGTAATCGCTTCAGGAGTCACGTACCGTGATCCCTTCACCAATTCATTGTACGAACCCATTCCCACATAAGACTTCGCGGCCTGAATTCCTGCATCGCGTACTCCCATTGCAGCAGCTCGCAACATATCGCGCTCGCCTTGTGGAATGTACTTTTGATAAGCAGCCGCAACTTGCCCAGCACGTTTCTTCACCGAATCGAAGAAACTACCTCGTCCCGTGTACAAACCCCTGCCTCGGTATGCTCCATAGGCTGCTCGCCTCTTCCTAGTAACCGCAACACGAGGTTTATAACGGCGACTAGGATACGGCATGCTTCTTCAATCGACAGTTTGATGTTCTACATCATACTGTCTTCTTAACAGTACCGTCCTACGTCCGGTACTGTACGTATCATGGACATGTCCGTTGTCCATGTCCATTAGGTCTAGGTAATAATAGTAGACCTAATGTACCATGATACGTATAACACCATTTTAAACAAAATGATGTCCAGATATCGATCTTCATACTCAGCCACACGAGAAAAACCGCTGGCTCTAAACCAAACAACAGCAAAACGACAAGTCGTCGCATGGGCACGTTCGAAAGATCGTGCTACTAAACATACAGCACGACCATTCACGCATCATTTAATGATGACAATGGTTTACAGCGGTTGGACCAAACAAGCTTTGATCAACGCAATGCTGCCACGAGCACTCGGCGATCCCGGCATCGGCTCTGCAGAAGATTGGAACAAACTAATTTACGTGCCAGGCGAAAACCTCAAATTACTGCACACGCAACATCTTTTGGAATTTCTCAAGTCTTCAAAACAAAAAGACATCACTTCGAAGGCTATTCTCACTCATGCGTTCGAAATTTGGTGGGCTTCTATCATCGAACTCGCCAGACAGGAACGCATCATGCGCGACGAAATAGCAAATCGTAACGCTGGACACGGTCACTGGGCTTACCACCAATCAGATCGCCAACAAATGCGTAACGTTCGGAGACGGTACGGAGAATTCGATGAACCAGAAGGTGCCGATACATACGATCTCACAGGCGACGAAGTAATAACTATCGACTAATTATTAATTAGCGCGCGCTACTTGTTTCTAATTTGCTAGCTAGTCAAGCGCATGTACGCAACGCGACGCAAAGGCGTAACAAAATTCACAATCTGGCGCTTAAGATATCTTAGTTTGGCTTCGTCGTTCGTGCCTGGCAAACTTCGAAACTGATTCACACTCAAACTGCGATTCAACTCCGCCAAAATAGGAATCACAATGTCATTGTTTTCAACTTGAAAATTGTAAACAAGATTGGTGCCAGCAGCATTCAAATTCCAATTAAAAATCATCATGTCCTGCACAATCTGGTCCCTGATAGGCCCATTCAAATAGTTTCTAACGAGTCGATGTCCTACCGCAGTCATTTTTAAGTTGTATGTCAAACCTAACTTCGTCCGTTGTCCACAAGGGTTCTAACGTGGCCAACCGTACACATCCACGAAGCTTCCTTGTCGGCGCTAAAGCGCCTCCTTTTGACCTGTCGGCGCTAAAGCGCCTCCTGCCCTTAAAAATTAAACCTGGGGCGGCCCATTTCGGGTTGGCTATGCGGTGCTTAGTTCTAGCGGCTGCCGTGCACATCCGATCTCGGCGCTAAAGCGCCTCGAACATAGACGTGCAATGTCGGCGCTAAAGCGCCTCCCTTTGCGGCTGCCGTGCACCTTTCAATGGTGTGTAGTAATTTGGTCTTGGACGGCTGCCCATTTCGGGTTGGCTATGCGGTGCTTAGTTCTAGCGGCTGCATTTAACTGTGTCTCACGCCACAGTTTGTTTTTAGTAATCTAGGTACGATCAAAATCCTCAAGCTTCTTGAACTCGCGCAATTCAAAACGGCGCAGAAGGGGTTGCAACTCTCGATCATCACTCCACAAATCTTCTGGTTTGTAGTTTGAGTTCACAATAATCAATTTCGGGCGAATGCGTTGAAACGCACGCCCTTTAATCTCTGCTTGAAAAGGATACACATCGGCCCAAATCTTCAAAAGATCCGCGCCAATTTCCTTTACGTGACTCAACCCCCAATCCTCAATCAAAACAACGTCTTGGTTTGCATAACCATCCCACCACTTACCAGACCCCTTCAGGAAGAACTTTCCTTCTTGCTCTGGGTCATAAGTGTCTCGCACCCACTTTGACTTTCCTGTTCCTGTTTCTCCCCAGCACCAGAGGTGCTTGGTAAGCACTGGCTCGAATCGCTGAGACTGCAAGGCTGCAGCTCGGTGGTAGTCGATGTTTTGGTAGTGCAAGAACTGGATTCTTGGGTGGATGAGATCTCGTTCACCTCGTCGGGCATGTTCAAGGGTTTCAGCCCAAAGCTGCTGCTGCGACTCTCCTTTTGTTCGGGGGTCCATAGGAGCTGTTCCCCAAACTTCGGGCGAAGGGTCTTGCTTCGAACAATACTCGATGGCTTGCTTGAAAGTAGAGTGAGGCGACTTCGCTTCGACATGGATGCCTGGGAGTCGCTTGCGGATTGCCGCTTCGCTGCACTTCTGGTTGAGGTATCCGAATCCTTGCAAGTGAGACGCTCCCGTAGTAGGGCAAACCTCTGCTCCGAGAATGTAGTAGGTCCAAGGTTGCGCTTTAAATGCGTCAACTCTTTCTGGATGTTCTTCAGGTGCGTGTATGGTGACGCAAAATCCCCGTCCGCGCTCATCCTGCTTCGCTTTGGAGGCTGTTCGCGAACCTTTAGCATCTGAACGTTTGCGGTTGTGAGATTCACGTCCTTCATCAATATCGTCCATGTCCATCACCTCCGCGGCAAGACGACGCTTTTGCTCAACTTCAAGGATGCCATCGAAAAGACGTCCACCACACGCCAACATCTTCTCGCGCTTAATAGCTTCGAGACGCCGCATCAACTTCATCTCTTCGCCTTCTAGTTCACGTTTGCGCACCAACTCTTTCTCCAATTCCTCGAAATCCAGCGCACCAGCAAGTTCATCTTGTTGATGTTCTTCAAAACGCACACGGCATTCGCCTTCCTCCTCAATCGCATCGCGTTCAAACTTGTCGCTCATGTACTCGTAATGTGCTTGAGACATCTGCTGAGGATTCAACTCGCCAGTGTCGTCAGAGTTGTCGCGAAGTTCATGATCACACATATTTTGTTGTTGAATGAAGTTGTGTTTTATTTTTTACGTTTTCATTTTCCGGGTCACGAAAAACAAATACCCCCGCAAAACAAATCACCCCGCAAAAAATTTGATTGGTCCACATCATCAAATCTTCAACTTGAACCAAAAATATTTAGTCACTAGTTCTGGTTAGTCACTAGTTCAGTTTAGCCACTAGTTCTGTTTAGTCACTAGTTCAGTTTAGTCACTAGTTCTGTTTAGCCACTAGTTCTGTTTAGTCACTAGTTCAGTTTAGTCACTAGTTCAGTTTAGTCACTAGTCGGTAGGTCTCATCTAAAGAACTGGCGCAACCGGAAGTTGCGCCAAACCACTGGAAGTGACCCACGCGCACTGATCATTCGCGGCAGAGATAGAAAACGTTGCATTTCGTTCGACAACACTCACGAATGCTTGGCCCCACAAATTGGAAACTGTGCTCGGATCTTCAACATACTGCAATTTGAACAAAATAGCATTGTCAACACCACCAGTTGAAGACTTCACCTTCACATGAGTAATAAACGCATAACTGCCATCGTTTTTGTCTATATTGCCACCCGCTTGAAAATCGTACGCTCCTGCGCTTTCGTACGCCAATGGATACGAATCAAACATGATCTTCACGTTGCCCTCTGGGGCAAAATTCTGCATGTCGTACTGATCAACCTTCCCAGAGTTAAATCGCACTTGTATTTCATAATCTCCAGTCAAGCCAGCTGGAAACGTCAAACGCCAAGTATTCAAATACGAAATAGCACCGGTTGAAGGGTCAGTGGTGGAAGTAACATCCTGCTGTGACACCTTGCAACCAATGCTATTTTGTTGAGCGCTCAACATTTCAGTTGTGGTAAACACATTTCCAGCAGTAGATGTATTCGAGGACAAAAACAAATCCTGGTTAATAGAATTGCCACGTCCACTACCAAGTTTCGGAACGTGCAAATGAACTTTGTAATGGACCCACAGTTCTCCCAACTGTTGATTGAAATAACTCGATGGGATGTTGTTGATTGCCACTTGAAACAAACCAAGATCAAAATTCTTTGCATCTTGACCAACAATCACAGGCTGCGTTCGTGTATAACGACGACCCTGTGAACTCTTCAACGGATCACATTCAACACCGTGAATAGACAAAGCAGTCACTCGATCACTCTGACCGCCATGATATTGCATCATAGATTCCTTGTCTTGGAATGCTGGTTGAGAAGGATTGTAGTTCGTGACCAAAATCAAGGTGCCACTCTGCCCTGACGTTGCCGTACTCGTTTCACTGATAGTTGGATGATACTCAAAAATCAACTGCTCAAATTCGTACTCATCATAGTTTGCGGCAATCTGCGACAGCCAGGGAAACACCTGGCTCAATGCCGGATTCAAAGCAAAACTCAAGTTCGTAAAATCGGGAGTTCCTGGGCCAAACAAATCGCCAATGTACTCTTTGTTTGTAACACATACACTCGATGTCTCATCGCCTTTCGACCTCATCACAACCGGCTCAGGCGTCACATACCTCGATCCCCGCACAAGTTCGTTGTATGATCCCATACCAACATAGTTCTTCGCTGCTTGAATCCCGGCATCCCTCACTCCAATCGCAGCTGAGCGCAACATATCGCGCTCGGCTTGCGGGATATACTTCTGGTATGCGGCAACAGCCTGGCTAGCTCGTTTCTTCACGGTGTCAAAGAAACCACCCTTTCCAGTGTACAATCCCCTCCCGGTATATAAACCTCGTCCACGGTACGCTCCATAGGCGGCTCGCCTCTTCCGAGTAACCGCAACACGAGGTTTATAACGGCGACTAGGATACGGCATGCTTCCTCAAACGTCACTTTGTAATGTTGTACATTAGTGACGTTTTCGAGTATAGTCCTACGTCCTATACTATACGTATCATGGACATGTCCGTTGTCCATGTCCATTAGGTCTAGGTAATAATAGTAGACCTAATGTACCATGATACGTATAACACCATTTTCACCAAAATGATGTCCAGATATCGATCTTCATACTCAGCCACACGGGAGAGACCGCTAGCTCTCAATCAAACAACCGCAAAACGACAAGTCGTCGCATGGGCACGTTCAAAAGATCGTGCTACTAAAAACACAGC